GCACGCGTCGGTGGTGTTGCCCTGTACTACCCGAAGAGCGTTCTCTACGTCGAGAAAGCTTGATAGCTAACACTTAGTCAGAAAAAATGATCATCACCTACACCCCTCAGCTGGAAAATCCCCCTCGGGACAAAGAGGTCACGCTTGGCTTCTCCATCATTGGAGAACGAGCTGGCATCACAAAGAGGGTTCTACTCAAATCAGGCGTCAACCGTGATGTTCCTGAATCTGATTGGCTGAAAATCAAGGAGATGCCTCTTGTAGGTGATCTCCTTGCGATTGGTGCTCTCTCCGTGCAGGAAGACGTCGAGGTTGTCACATCACCTGAAGGTCAGGTGTCTGGTGGCCTAGAGACAATGCCTGTTAAGGAGGCACTCAATGCGATCAATAGCACTTTCGATCTAGACCTGCTCAAAGAGTGGGACTATGCCGAACGTCGTGTACGCATTAAAAACACCATCGCAAAGCGAGTGAAGGCCATTACTGAAGGCGAAGGCTGATGACTGTTACCGCCACCACATTTGTTACTCGATTCCCTGAATTTGGGAATATTGAAACAGCTGTGGTGACGGCAACCGTCGCTGAAGCCAATCGACAATGTGATAGTGATGTGTGGGGCGAGAAGCATGATGATGCGGTCAATTATCTGACTGCTCATATGCTCGCTTTACGTACTCAAGCAATTGGGCAGCAAGTAGGAGCCGTCACTGGTGGAAACACTGGAGACGGTTTTAAAGCTACCAATTATGGGTATATCTATGAGTTGATGCAATCAGGACTTGCAAACACCACGGGATTTACATTCTGATGGGAGCATACGCACCTTTTGACAATGCATCCATTATCTTTGATGTCTACAGCTCCTTTGCTTTAGATGCAAATACAGGCAACCGTGTACCAGTAACAACTACTGAGTCATACACTGCCAATGTGCAACTACAGGTAAATACATCTGACCCAAAGCCTGGAATTGATGAGAACGAGATGACCTGCAAAGGTCGACTCCTAGCTCCAACTCAATTCAGTGAAAAGGTGAAGGTTGGAAGCATTGCCTCTTGTACGGTCAACGGCATCGAAGGAAAACTACGACTCACAGATTTAGGAAGTAACACGCTTACATTTGCCAGGAATACTCTGTTTCAGGAGTTCAATGGCATTTTTGAGCAGAATGGCAAGGCAGGCTGACTATGGCAAGACCCCAAAAGCTAGACACATCGTCCTTAGATAAAGCTGTTGCTACCGCGACACAGAAGCTCGTAGAGCGTCTATCTGTTGAGTACACAAACGAAATATCTTCATCTAAATGGGATTGGATTGACGGGCAAACCCGAGATATTGTTGATACTGGCCGATTGCGAGCTAGTCAGACATATCGCCAAGTGACTCCTGATAAATACGAGTTCAGTTGGCCGGTTGAATACGCAACGCAAGTCCATGAAGGTGCCCAGCTCAAAGGCGGTGGTGAGTGGCCTGCTAGGCCGTGGACCCGCACAGCCCTGGAAAACGTAGATTCTAAGAAGTACTTTGAGACTATACTTAGGAGAGAGTTAAGTGGCTAGCGCATATCAATTACGCTCGTTAGTTGACTCAGCTATCGGATCTAAATTAGGAAATTACAACCTTCCAGATGGATCTACGTCCCCCGCCCTATGGGTAAGGGGTCAACAGCAAGTTCCCAAGGATTGGACAATTACTGGCATCGAATGTGTCATTGATGAAGTCCCTGAAATGGTGAACCAGCCCACCTTGTCCCAAGCTGTATTTCTGTCAACTCGTTGGCCGATATATCTAACTAGCTACGACACGGCTAAAACATTAGCCGAGGTGCGCGAGCTTATCTTTCAGTGGTTCCCGGATATCCAGGATCCTGTGCATGTAGCTCAGACTGACATCTCCTTCGAAACGCTGAAAGTGTTTATCCCCGACTACTCAATTCAACCCGAGAGAAGCTAATGGCTAATCTACCTGGTGGTGCATTTGCTAAGGGGCGTGATCGTATCGCACGAATCGCCGACCCTGGATCTGTCCGCAAAGTATGCACTGTCTCTGGTGGGAATATCACCCTCCCCACTGGTCTTACTTACAATTTTCTAAAGGGTGCCACGCGAGCAGAATTCACACCATCACCTAACTCTCAGGAATTCTTCCTTCTTGGAGATTCTGGTTGGAGAGACTCGGTTGGTGTTACTCAGGCTGGTGAGCTGGCTTGTACCGCGTTCTTCATTAACGGCACTGACTCCAGCAACGAGCCCGAAGCCACAGTTGATGAAGCTTTGAATTTGGTGCTGGGTGCAGAGTCTGACCCCGACAAAGAAATCTGGACAGAGGTATTCACCTTCCTTGGATTGAACGCATCAAGCGAATTTGTTTATTACACAAGAGCCTTCCAAGCTGCCGTGACAGGAGTTTCTGAGGCTGCACCAAGTGACGGCTTGATTGAATACTCCTGGACCCTGCAATCACGCGGTGAGGTCTGGTCTGGATTGTTCACTAGCTCTACTGTACTTTCTGTATATTGATGCAAATTGATCTGCTTACTACTGAAGATAAGCAGTCATACTTCATTAACTGTGAAATTGAAGGCGAC